ATCGAGCTGACGCTCCGCCCCGCCGCCGCGCTCGCGCACGCCGCCCGGGCCGAGCTCCCCGGCCTCGCCGCCGCGCTCCGCGCCCGCGGCCTGCGGGTCGCCCGCGCCGAGGTCCGCGCCCGCCCGGACGCCCGGGCGCCTGCCCAGGCCGACGCGGCCGGATACCGCTCGCCCGCCCGCGTTGACGGCGCAGCGGGGCTCCTATAAAAGGCTGACCCGGCACGGCACCGTCGCCAAGTGGTAAGGCCCGGGTCTGCAAAACCCGTATTCGGCGGTTCGAATCCGCCCGGTGCCTTCAATCAAAACAAGGACTTATGTGGCCCCATCCCTTCGCGGGGGTGGGGCCGTTACATGTAATGGGGTGGGCGCTCCCGGCCTCTGAGGCCTCCTCCACCGATGCCCCCGTGACCAGACACCTGATCGTCGCCGCCAGGAGCCGGACGTCATCTCGGAAGTGCCTCGGCTGATGACCCAGTGATGGCAGGGCAGGCCACGCTCCTTGCCCGAGGTGTGGTCGTGGTCCTCGTTCAACCTCCTTCACCATGCGTCGCATCAGTGGCGCAGATGGCACACCTACCCTGCTGCCGCGTGAGCCGTGACGCATAGTCCGTGCCGAGACTAGGACTAATGGTTACATCATGATCTCACGTTGAGTAAAATGGGCGGCAAGGAGGCGCCACATGGCGTGGGAGAGATGGGGCGGAGGCAGGATCTGGGTATCGGAGAAGACCGGCAGGAGGACCTTCTACGGGGAGGTCAACGGCCGGATGGTCTCCACGCACCGTGACAACGAGCAGGATGCGCTGATCGCCCTGCTCCGGATGAACACGGGCGGCGGCAGCGGACCGCAGCCCCCGCTGAACGACATCTGGGTCGAGGAGTACCTCGCCGACTGCGGCCGACGGGGCATCGACCCTCAGTCGATCAACACGAAGCGTCGCCACCTGGCCGAGTGGAACCGGCTCATCGGCCCACAGCGGATCACATTGCCGGTCCTGAACAGGGTCGTGAAGCGGCTCGGCGGCGCCCGGAACAAGGTCGCCACGATCAAGGCGTACTTCACCTGGCTCCGGCAGCAGGGACGGGTGCGCCGGCAGGACGACCCGACGCTCGACCTGGCCAAGCCCTCGGCGCCGCCGTGCGAGTGGGACCGCCTCGTCCCCATCGACCACCATCGGAAGGTCGTGGCCGCGCTCGAGCCGCGCTGGGGGGACCTGCTCGTCGTGCTCTCGGGCACGGGCTGGCACCTGTCGGAGCTGCTCCGCTTCGCGCGGTCCGGCTCCATCGACGGCAACGTGCTGGTCTGCCCGCGGCACAAGAGCGGGGAGCCCCACCGCACGATGGTCTCGGACACCGTGCTCGGCGCCGCCCGGCGGTCACGGGAGCGGGGCGGCTTCAGCCCGTCGCTGCTCTACCGGACGGTGGCGGGCGCCTGCGACAGGCTCCACATCCCGAGGTTCGGGGTCGGCGGGTACCGGCACACCGTGGCCACGAACGCGGTCAGGAGCGGGGCGTCGCCTGAGGAGGTGGCGCACTTCCTCGGCCACAAGGGCAGCTACATGGTGAAGGCGATCTACGCCAAGGTCGCGGTGCCGAAGAAGATCCCGACGCTCCAGTGACCGATGCGCTCCTGGGCCGACTAGGAAGGAGGACCGGGACCGGTCGACCTGGTCATCAATGCCAGGCGTTCACTTATGTGAACGCCACGGCGTTTTTTTTGAAGACCTTGATGACGAGTGGCATCAAGGCGCCGTTTTTTTGGGAGGGCCCACGGGCCGAACGCCGCGGCCGGCGTGTTGGCACGGAACTTTCGCCCGCGATCGCGGCGCGCATATTTTTTTTCGAGAGCTGCCGCCAGATGGCGACCACGCCCGCCACCATGAGTGCGAACTCGCCGAGCTCCCGGACGTTGGTGATCCCGAGCAGATCGCGGGCGTGTCTGGCCGCCTCGATGATCTGTTGGGCTGCAATGGTCACGGGCCCGCAGCCTAGCAGCAACCCCTGACACCGCGGCTCCCCGGCTCCGATGGCACACCGCACCGCAATGGGCCGGGCGCGGTGTGGCGCCACAGTCATGCGGGCATGTGACTTGGCGCGTACATCACCCGGAGCGAAGGTCCGGTACTGGCAGCCTACCGTGAGCGACGCCGGCGGTGTGTCCGCCCTGAGCGCAAGCTTGGGCACGACGCGTGACGGAAGTCTGGGGAGGGAGTGCTCATGTCGGTGCTGGACGCGGTCCTTGTGGCCGGCCTTGCGATCGTCGCGGGGCTCGCCGTGTACGCCCTCCTGAGGCTCAGGGAGATCCGGGCGAGGTACGCCCCCATCCTCGATGTCGAGGGTGAGGTCGAGCGGGCGAAGAGCGAGCTGACCAGGCTGGCCAACGACAGGGAGGCATTCGCGGCCGCCGAGGCGAAGCGGCGGACGGACCTGGCCACCCAGTACGCCGAGGCAAAGGCGGTCTACGATCACCTCCGGTCCGAGGTGGCGCTCCTCGAGGAGAACATCGAGGACATGTCCTTCGGCCTCTATCGGCCGCACTACTCCTTCACGACGTCGGACCAGTTCAAGGGGAAGTTGAACGACGTCTACGACCAGAAGAAGGAGATGATCCGGGCGGGGACGGCAGCGCGCTGTCCCGTGGAGTGGACGGTCAACAACAGCAAGCGCGAGGGCGCGCGCATGACCAAGCAGAACATCAAGGTCATGCTGCGGGCGTTCAACGGCGAGGTTGACGCCGCCGTCGCGAAGGTCGGTTGGAACAACGTGACGCGCATGGAGGAGCGCATCAAGAGGGCCTTCGAAGCCATCAACGCTTCGGGCACCTCCAGCCAGATCACCATCTCTCCCGAGTACCGGGACCTGGCGCTCGCGGAGCTGCGCCTCACCCACGAGCTCGAGGTCAAGCTGCACGACGAGAAGGAGGAGCAGCGCCAGATCCGCGAGCGGATCCGGGAGGAGGAGCGGGCGCAGCGAGAGTTCGAGAAGGCCAAGGCCGACGCCGAGGCGGAGGAGGCCCGCTACCAGAAGGCCCTAGAGAAGGCGCGGGCCGACGTCGAGAAGGCGAAGGGTGCCGAGCTCGACAAGGTGAACGCGAAGGTGGGCGAGCTGGAGGCCCGGCTGGCCGAGGCCCACGCGAAGCTGCAGAAGGCCACCTCGATGGCGCAGCTCACGAAGAGCGGGAACGTCTACGTCATCTCGAACATCGGATCCTTCGGGTCGGAGACGATGTTCAAGATCGGCATGACCCGGCGGCTGGATCCGATGGAGCGGATCTACGAACTGGGAGACGCCTCGGTGCCCTTCGACTTCGATGTCCACGCGATGATCTACTCGGAGAACGCGCCCGGCCTCGAGAACGCCTTCCACCGCGAGTTCGCCGAGAAGCGGGTGAACCTCGTCAACATGAGGAAGGAGTACTTCAACATCACGCTCGGCGAGATCGAGGCCTTCGCGAAGTCACAGGGCGTCGAGGTGCAGTTCACCAAGCTGGCCGAGGCGCGTGAGTACCGGGAGACGTTGGCCGTTCGTGATGCCAAGAAGAACGGTCACGCGGTACCCGCTGCCCCGACGGGAGGCGCCCCACTGCCCGAGTCCCTCTTCGCCGAGGCGGCGGAGCGCCTTGGCTAGCAACCCTCGATCGTCCTCTCCATGAAGACGACGATCTCCTGGCGCATGCCGCCGCCCAGCGAGCCGAACCACGTCCCGGCGTCGGCCGTCGCGATGCCAACGACCCGCCACCCCTCCGCCGCGTAGAAGTTCACGGCCTCCTCCAGGCGCTCGGGGCTGAACTTCCCCATGAACCACCGGTCACGCTGCGTCATCACCTTGTACTCGTGCGTCCCGCGCCGGGGCGGGGCGACCTTCACCTCGGGGACGACGCCACCGGCCGGGACGAACTTCTCGTCCCTCCACCAGACCTCCTTGCCGGTGGCATCGGCCTGGGCCTGATGCTTCCGCCGCTGCTCCTCGACCTCGACCTCGCGCCGCTCCGCATCCGTCGGAGGGTCGCACCGTGGCCCCGGCTTGCCGTCGGCTCCCATGAAGTGCCACGCCCCGTCCCAGAAGACCTTCCTCATGCCCTGACCTCCTCACGCTTCCGCTCCGGATCCTCCAGGAGCATCCAGAACGGGAACAGGTCCCAGCCGTTCGACCGCGACTCATCGAGCAGGGCCAGGACGGCCGCCTCGACGTGATCGGCCTCGACTCCCTCGTCCATGTTTCCGTCCACCATTGGTAAATTATACCACCTCACCCATCGTGTTGTTCCACGCCGGGCCTCGGGTCCCTTCCCCGGGGTTCGGCGGCGCCCGCGGTCCGCCAACGCCTAAGGCAGGTGAGGTCGCAGACGGCACGGCCGTAGACCCGGATCCCGCAGCCCAGGCACCACCGCGGCTCGCCGGTCGGGGGCCGCGGTTGCTGGTCCTCGTTGAGCGCAGGAAGCGGCCTGGTCCCTCGGTGGAGAGACCGCGGAACGCGGTGACCGGGCCTGGCCCTGACGCCATCGATCGTCCTCACGATGCCCCCGTTCCCGGGGAGCGTGATCCGGCCCCGCACGTCACGGCCCCTCCACGTTCGTGTGCCGCGCCTCGATCCGGTCGAGGGTGGCGTTCGCCCGGCGCAGGCTATCCTTCGCCTGCGCCAGGTCGTTCTTGATCTGCTGCAGTAGTTCACGTCCGGTCATCTGCCTTCCTCCTAGCCGACGCCATACTCGAGGCCGTCGGGGCGCCACGTCTTCGACTCCTGTGCCCACGTGAACGCCGTCATCGCGTCGAGCTTCGGGTCCATCCGGTTGGCCGCCGCCACGTAGTTCCCATCGGTCTCGGTGAGCAGGGCGTCGAACTCTGCCCGGCGGGCATCCTCGACGGTCGTTGCCTCGACGGTCGGCCTCCTCCGCACGAGCCGCGCCTTGGGTGGAACCGAAGGCTCCTCGGCAGCTACCCTGGGGGTGGGCATGAGCCTCGCCTTCATCGCATCGAACCCCTTGCTCGTCTTCGGCTGCTCCTGCCTGGCCTCGTCGGTGCCCACGTAGTAGCCGCGGGCCGCCTGACGACCGACGTGTCCCGAGCCCTCCTTCCAGCCGCCGGCCGTGATGGCCGCCTCGACCTCGCGGGCACTGTCAATGTCCAGCTGCTCACCGACCTTCCGCGCGGTCACCGCGGCGAACCAGCCGTCGCCGGCCCTGCTGGCGATGTGGAGCATGTAGACCTGCACCTTCTGCTCGTTCGTCAGCGGCAGCTCCCTGAGGTAGGCGGCGAGCAGGTTGGTCGGCTTCGCCACGGCTCACTCCTCCACGGAGATGACGTGCAGTCGCAGCGCCGCACCCTTGCGTCGGTTGCACGTGTCGCAGACCGACCGCGGGGATCCCATCAGGTTCCCGGTCCGGGTGTAGGTGAAGTCGTGACCGCACTTCTTGCAGGTGGCCTTCAGTGTGTAGACCTTCGTGTTTTCACTCACGGTTGCTTCCTCCTCAACTACATATGCAGCACTTTCAGTTCGTGCCCTGGGGCCCTGCACTTTTCCGTCCTTGGCCTATCAGACCCTCCAATCCTGTTAGACCTCTCAACCCTTAGAACCCTTCCAATCCCTCCAATCCTTACTGCTACCAAGTGCGATCCAAGGCTTGGATCAAGGCTTGGTCCAAGGGTTGGATTAACCAGTAGAAAGACGTCCATCCTTCAGTGAAGACGGAGACATCAGCAGGTCCAAGGTCTGCGAAGCAGACCGCAGGACCAGACCCAAGACATCCCCATCCCCTCAGGGCCGAAGGCGACTGACCCGTCGCTCCGCGACGAGCTAGTAGATCTGGACTGAGAGCCGGAGATCGCCCGGCATTGGCACGGTCTCCGGCTACGGGCCCCTAGGCCTGCGCCAGCGTGTCGGCCACGATCTCCCGGACCTGACGGTCGCAGGTCGGGCAGAGGCCATCCTTCACCGCGTCCTCACCGTCGTGGCAGTAGCCGGCCCTGAGCGCTTCGGGGCACCGGTTCCGCCTCGTCGGCCAGTTCGACCAGGCCGGGTAGATGCGGTCGGGGTTCGCCGGCATCCCGGGCCTACGCAGCCGTCGGTAGTCGCGGGCCGTCAGGCCGAACTTCGTGATGAAGGCGACGACGTCTCCCATCGGCAGGTACCTCGTTCCCATGTCTCCATCCCTGTCAGGACGCACCCATCCCCTCCGTCCCGAACGACCTCGGGGCGGTGTGTCCGATTGGCGTAATTGCCGATTTCCTATGGATCCTCGTAACCAGTTATAAGTCAAATCGCACGCACCATCGGTCAAAGATGGAGAAGTCAAGCTCGAAGTTCGCGGCGACCGCATACCTATCGGGTGAGACCGTGCCTCGCCCCGAACTGCCCCGCCCTCGTCCACCCGCCCGAGAACCGCTGCCCACGGCACCGTGCCGAGGCCGATGCCAGGTGGGCCCGGCGCGTCGAGGCGCACCGCGACGGACAGGGGTGGAGGGCGTTCTACCGGACGGACGCGTGGCGCCGCCGCCGGGCCGAGCAGCTGGCCCGTGAGCCGACGTGCCGGTCATGCGGCACCGACCGTCGGCTGCAGGCGGCGCACGTCGGCGCGACGCCGAAGGAGTGGGAGGCGTTCATCGCGGGCCCGCTCCAGACGCTGTGCATCGAGTGCCACGCCCGGAGCCGCGCCGCCGAGAACTGGAGGGGCGGGAGGTGAGCTATGTGCGGTCCGTGGAGCGCGCCGCCTCGGCGTAGAACTCCTCGGCGGTCACGCTGTCCTCGAACTCGCCTTGTTTCCCGAACATGTGGAACTCGTGCCAGTCGCCGGGGTAGGTGCTCAGCCCCATGTGCCACGCGCCGTTGAAGAATCGGCAGAAGTACCGTCGTCCGATCGTGATGGGCGAACGTTCGTAGTCGGCGAGCTGCTCCGGCGAGAGGATCTCCTCGTATGCAGGCCGAGCGACCATCAACAGGTATGACGTCTCAATCTCGGTCGTTCGCTTGAGCGCCTTCCCACCGAGGCGGACCGGCTCGACGCGGTAGATGAGACCGTAGGGCTCGCGCTTCGTGGCCAAGCTCGGGAAGATGACGTCGTAGTGGCCCTCGCTCTCCAGGAACGTGATGAACCGGTTCATCCGCTCCAGGTGGTGATCCATCTCCGCCCGCCTGAGGATGGTGTCCTCAACCTTCCGGCCGAAGTGGAATCCGACGAGAAGGAAGATCACGCCACCCGCGACCTCGCCGATGAGGTTGCCCCGCATCCCCGTGAGCCATGGGTGCTCGTCCACCAGGAACACGAAGGCGAGCATCGTCCCAAGCAGCGCCACGGCGGAGATCAGCGACCAGGACCGCCGCTCCGCCCAGAGCCTCACGTCCAGGTACAGCCGCCTCCAGAGTCGCATCCCGGCATCCTGCACCCTCAGTCCGACACGGCAGCCACCGGGAGCCGGTGACGATCGGAGTGGCCCGGGCCGCGGGCCATGGGGAACCAAGGCCTGGGCCGTCCGGGTGGATCGGGGGGCAGCGCAGGGGCCTCGGCGGGTGACCGTCGAAATGTCGGCGGCGTCCTTCTAGACCCCGCATCAGGTCGGGCGCGTGCGCTTACACATCGGGTCAAGAATCGGGGTGACCGGCTATCTACTCCGTGCCGGCACGTCGAGTCCCCACCGAGATCAAGCGCAGGACCGGGACGGTCAACGTCACCCGTGAGGCCTCGCGTCCGCCCGAGCCGAGGGTCGAGTGGGTGCCGATGCCGGACCCGCCCGCGGGCGCCGATGATGACGCGCGCCGCGTCTGGTCCGACCTGAAGACCGTCGTAGATGCGCTCGGCGCGGCCGGCCAGAGCGACGTCCCCGCCTTCAGGAACCTGGTCCGGCTCCAGCTGCTCCTCACGCAGACGTACGCCGCGAGTCCCGTCGACGCCGACCTGGTGCTCCGCATCCAGGCCCGTGTCGACAGGCTCATGGCCGAGTTCGGCCTCACCCCCGCCAGCCGCACGAGGCTGGCCGCGCTGCGGACCCCCGAGGCGGAGTCGGCGCTGTCGAGGCTCTTCAACTGATGTCGGCGCCGAGGCGGAGGAACTGGGTCCGGGTCGCCGAGCGGTACGCCCAGGACGTCATCGGCGGGCGGGTCCCCGCCTGCCCCGAGTTGCTCCAGGCGTGCCGCCGGTTCCAGCGCGACCGCACCAACCCGGAGTTCAGGCTCGACCGTGAGGCCGCGAACCGGGCCTGCACGTTCGTGAACCTCTTCCTCGAGGTCCTCCCGTGGGAGGCCTTCCTCATCGTCAACATCTTCGGCTTCAAGCGCCGCGACACGGGCAACCGCCGCTTCACCTTCGTCAACGTCTGGATCGGCAAGGGCAACGGGAAGTCGGCGCTGGCCGCGGCGCTCGGCCTCTACCTCGCCTTCATGGACGGGGAGCAGGACGCCGAGGTCCTGACCTACGCCTTCAGCCGGGAGAACACGCGGCACGTCTGGGAGACCGCCAAGCAGATGCTGCGGCGGAAGCAGGGCACCGACCTCGACGTGGCCAAGGAGTACGGGATCGAGCTGAACGCGTTGACCCTCTACCAGGGCCGGACCAACTCGGTCTTCAAGGCGAACAGCTCCAACCCCGACGCCCAGCACGGCAGCCGCCCGTCGGCCCTGATCATCGACGAGCTGCACACCGTCCGTGACGAGCTGTGGGACACGCTCAAGGGCGCCATCGTGAAGCGGTCGCAGAGCCTGATGCTGACGCTCTCGACCGGTGGCTTCGACGTCTCCAGCAAGGGCTTCAAGATCTACGAGTACGACCGGAACATCCTCGGGGGCCAGGAGCAGGACGACGACACCTTCGTGCTGATCTACACGGCGCCGACGGACGACATCTCCGACGAGGGCAACTGGCGTAAGGCGAACCCCAGCCTCGAGGCCGGGATCATCGACATCCGGAAGTTCAGGGCGACCGCGCACCAGGCCCTCAGCGTGCCGGGGCAGCGGGGCCAGTTCCTCGCGCTCCACATGAACCGGTGGACCGGGGCCGCCGAGGGGTTCGTGGACGTGGCCCGCTGGGACGGCTGCGCCTCGACGCTCACCATGCAGGAGTGCATCGACCGCGGCCTGCCGTGCGTCATCGGCCTCGACCCCGCCGACACCAACGACATCTTCGGCGTGGCGGTGGTCTTCTTCGAGGAGCCCGCGCCGATGCAGCGGCGATACCACGCCTTCTTCCAGAACCACCTCTCCGAGGGCGGCGTGGCCCGGCACCCGCGGTCCTCGCTCCTTCGCGACTGGTCGGGCCAGGGTCACCTCACGATCCACCCCGGCCACAGCCTCAGGATCGAGGACGTGATCCGGCCGCTGGTGGAGCTGTGGAGCGGCCTCGCCCGGGCCGAGTTCATCTGGGACCCGAAGTTCGCCAAGGCTGGCGTGGACGCCCTCCTCCGCATGTCGGGCGTCCCCGAGGAGCAGTCCGTCCAGCAGCCGATGACGCCGGCCGAGATGACCGTGCCGCTCCGCGAGTTTGCCTCCGCGGTGAACGAGGGCCGGCTGCTCCACGATGGGAACCCCTGCGTCTCATGGCAGGTCGGCAACCTGCTCGTGGAGAGCCGGGGCGCGATCCTGAAGCCGGTGAAGCAGTCCGACACGGCGAAGATCGATGCCCCGATGGCCCTGGTGACCGCGTTGAAGCGGGCCTCGGTGATCCCGGTGGAGGCGGACTCCGACCTGTACTGGGGCGTCGGTTGAGCGTCGTCCGGCCTGGAACTCACCGTCACGCCTATCTACGGGTGAGGCACCTCACCCATGGCGAACTTCTGGCGTCGGATCCTCGGTCGCGCCAGGACCGAGGAGACGGCCACGTGGACCCCGATCGGCGGTCCGTTCCAGTTCCTGATCCCAAACGTCGGCGTCCCGGCCGACCTGCGCCTGTCGCCCATCGAGCAGCTCCGGGTCGGGGCCGCATGGGCGTGCATCTGGGCGATCGCGAACGACCTGGCCAGCCAGCCATGGCGCGTCGTCCGGGTGGACAGCTTCGGCCGTGAGACCCCGGTCGCCGACCACCGCCTCGACTCCGTCCTGAACCGCCGTCCGAACCCCCTGTCGATCGCCCACTCGGTGAAGACATCGCTGGTCGTTCAGGCAGCCATGCACGGGAACGGCTACGCCGAGCTGGCTCGGAGCGACCTCGGGGTCGCCGAGCTGTGGCCGCTCCGCTCCGACCTCGTGACGCCGAGGCTGGAGGACGGCGTCCTGGCGTTCGAGTACCGGCTCGGCGTCGACACCATCAGGTTCGCCGGCTCCGAGGTGATCCAGGTCCGGGCCCCGCTCAGCATCGACGGCCTCTTCGGCGAGAGCCCGCTGGCCGCCGCCTCCCGCGCCGTGGCCGCCTCGGTCGCCGCGGAGCGCTTCGGCATGGCGTACTTCTCGAACGGCGCCCAGCCCAACCTGGCCATCACGATGGGCCGGCCGTTCAAGGACGAGGACGAGCGCGAGGGCTTCCTGAGGCGGCTGCATCGCGCGAACGGCGGGCTGGCCAACTCCTTCAAGAGCATCACCATGCCGCCCGGCTCCTCGATCGAGGTGCTCTCCAGCAACGCCGAGCAGGCGCAGCTGGTGGAGGTCCAGCGGGCGAACGTCGAGGCGGTGCTCCGATACTTCGGCGTCCCGGGCCACCGGGTCGGCGTGGCCGCCGCCTCCCAGGGCTGGGGCAAGAACCTGGCCGAGATGAACACGAACTACGTCCGCTCGACGCTCACCCCGTGGGCGCGCTCCATCGAGCAGGAGCTGGACGTCAAGCTGTTCGGCGGCGAGGGGCCGCTGAGCATCCGCATCAACCTGAACCCGCTCACCAAGGGTGACGACGAGTCCCAGGCCCGTGCCACGACGATGTACGTCGGCGGCCCGGTGAAGACCGTCAACGAGGGCCGGGCCGAGCTGGGCCTGGAGCCGCTCCCCGGTGAGGAGCACGACACCATCGGCGGCCCCGCCGCTGCCCCACCGAGGCCGCTGGAACCGGGGGAGGAGGAGGCCGGGGCCGGAGACGGGGAGGCCCAGCCGACGTCACCGACCGCTCAGGCGGCCCAGGTGTTCTACGCCGCCGCCCTCCGCCGCCACGCGACCAAGCTCGGCAACCGGGAGCGGGACCTCCGGGCGAAGCACCAGAACGGCGTGCTCGCCGACAAGCTGGAGCTGGCACGGCAGGAGCTCCGCTCCCAGGCGATGGCGGACATGCACCAGGCGGACGGTCTCGCCGTGGTGCTGTGCCGCTCGGTCCGGGACCTCGATGCCGTCTACGGCGCCGCGGTGGTGGCCGCCGAGACCTCCGATCCGAACGTGATCGCCGTCTCGCTGGTGGAGGAGCTGGGCACGGAGGCATCGGCGTGATGAACGACTTCAGGATCCACATGGCCGGGAAGGCGGCCTCGCTCCGGCGGCTGAACCCCGAGGGCCTCGTGCAGATGCGTGGCGACACGGCGCAGCTGTTCCTCTACGGCGACATCGGCCCCGTGTTCGGCGGCATCGGCGCGCAGCAGGTCGCCGAGGAGCTGGGGAAGGTGAGGGCGTCACAGCTCGACCTCTTCATCAACAGCGACGGCGGGGACGCGTTCGAGGGCGTCGCCATCTACAACGTGCTCAGCCGCTTCGGCGGACGGATCACGGCGTACGTGGACGGCCTCGCCGCCAGCATCGCCTCGGTCATCCTCCAGGCGGGCCACGAGAGGGTCATGATGCCCGGCAGCCAGGTCATGGTGCACGGGCCGTGGATGGGCGTGATGGGCAACTCCGCCGACCTCCGCGCCGCCGCCGACAAGCTCGACCTCACCGCGAAGAGCGTCGCCTCGATCTACGAGGAGCGCACCGGACAGCCCTCGGAGAGGGTCGGCTCCTGGCTCAGCGGGGAGCACTTCTTCTCGGCCGAGGACGCGGTGTCCAACGGCCTCGCGGATCGGATCTCCGGCGCCCCGACGGCGCCCACGAACAAGGCTTCCCGGCCCCAGCGGGCGGGACTCACGTCCTGGCAGATCGCGCAGCTGCGCAGCCAGGGACGCAGGCAGTGAACGGTCAGGCCCCGGAGGCCCGACCACCACCCCGGAGGTGGAGCACGAAGCACTGAACAGGAAGCACACCACATGAAGAACGCAGTCCAGCTGCTCCAGGGGCAGCTCACCGAGACGATGGTCGCCATCGAGGCGATCGAGAACGAGGCGGGCGAGGTCCTGACCGAGGAGCAGGTCACGAAGATGGAGGAGCTGACCTCCACCGCCACCGGCATCCGGCGTCAGCTCGCGGCCCGGCAGTCCGCGGAGGACCTGAAGAGCGGCGCCTCCAAGCCACAGTCGAAGGTCGGCGCGAAGGGAACCGTCCCGGCGCTCTCGGCCGTCCGCGACACCACGAAGTTCAGCCTCGGTGAGACCGCCATCGCGATGCGGGCGCAGAAGCTCGGCCAGCGCCTCACCGACCGCCAGATGAACGCGCTCTCGGTCTACGCGAACGAGGGCACCGACGCCGACGGCAAGCTCGCGGCACCGCCCGAGCTGCGGACGACCATCGAGCGGTATGTCTACGGGCAGACCTCGCTGCTCAGCTACGCGACCAACATCCCTCTGTCCGGTCGGTCCGTGACCTTCCCGGTCGACGACACCACCCCGTGGGCCGCGTTCTCGGGCACCGGCAAGGTGACGAAGAAGGGCGAGGCCGCGGCGCTCGACCAGGTGAAGCCTGCCATCGGCAGCCTGACCATCACGCCCGACAAGTACGGCGTGATCGTCCCCGTCACCGAGGAACTGCTCGAGGACGCCCCCGCCTTCGGCGCGTACATCACGGCGAAGGTCGGCGAGAGCATGGTCTACGAGCTGAACCAGGCCATCATCTCCGGCTCGTCCTCTGGCCTGAAGTCCATCCTCGGCTCCAGCGCCCTCAAGACCGTCGCCTCGGCCTCCGGCCAGCCGGTGGGCACGGTCGTCGCGAAGAACGTGATGGACCTCTACTTCGGCATGCTGCCGGAGAGCCGCATCAACGGCGTGTGGCTGGTCAACCCCGCGGTGGAGCCCCAGCTCTACGGCATGGTCATCAGCGGCACCACCACGGCGGCGTACGTCCCGGGTGGCTCGATGGCCAACGCGCCGCACAGCCTGCTCCTGGGCCGTCCGGTGCTCCCGCTCCCGAACATGCCCGCCCTCGGCGCCGTCGGCGACATCGTGTTCGCCGACCTCTCGAAGTACTGGGCGGTCACGAAGGGCGGCGTCCGCGCCGACGTCTCGGTCGACTTCTACTTCGACCAGGTCGTCGACGCCTTCCGCTTCTACATCCGCGTCGGCGGCGACACCCGTCGGCAGACGGTGACCACGCTTCCCGGCGGGCTCACCCAGTCGGCGTTCGTCACGCTCGCGGCCCGCTGAGCCTGACCAGCTGATCTGAACGGGAGGCCGATCCCTCCGTGGATCGGCCTCCTCCTTGAGGCCAGACTGACCATGCCGCTCGCCACGCTCACAGACCTGAAGAACTACCTCGGCATCACGAGCACGGCCGAGGACGCCCTGTTGTCCCGGCTGCTCTCGGGGTCCTCGGACCACTTCGAGGCGCTGACCGGCCGCACGTTCGCGTCGTCGGGCCACACCGGCTCGTTCGACGGGGACGGCTCCCGCCTGCTCTTCCCGGGGCACACGCCGATCATCTCGGTGTCGTCGCTCACGGTGGACGGGGAGCCGATCCCGGAGCGGACGTCCTGGTCCGGCGATGGGTATGTCGTCCGGCCGTACTACGTCGAGCTATCGGCCGGCCACACGTTCACGCGCGGCCTCGGCAACGTGGTCCTGGCGTACGGGGCCGGCTTCGTGGCCGTGCCGAACGATGTCCAGCAGGCGGTCATCACGCTCGCCGGCCTCGCCTACAAGGAGCGGACCCGGCTCGGCGTGCTGAGCAACACCGTCCAGGGCGAGGCCTTCAGCTACCAGACCCTGACGCTCCCGCAGTCGGTGCAGTCGGTGGTCGAGGCGTATCGGTCACTCCGATGACGTCGGAGGGCCCGGCGACCCCGGGCCAAGGCGAACCAGGGGCCGGGGGACCGGAGGGTCCCCGAGTGACACGGGGAGGTTCGAGGGGGACATGGCAGGCAGGGTGACGGTCAACGGTGGGTGGATCGATGCGGAGCGGCACCTGCTCCGCGTCCCGTCCGAGCTCGTCCGCGAGACCAAGGAGCTGGTCTCCTCGGAGATGAAGGCGGCGGCGGGCGACATGCTCGCCAACGTCAGCGGGGGTGTGCTCGGGACCGTGAGCGGCAGGCTCGCGGCGTCCGTGAAGGGGAGCGCCCGCGTCCGGCAGGGCTACACCGTCAGCGGACGGGCCGGCAGCCGGTACTTCATCGGCCGGTTCTGGGACGACGGCTTCAGCCGATTCGGCCGCACCTACCGGCGTCCCTGGGCGACGCCGGTCGTCAACGCCCGGGCCCAGGCCATCGCCGACAACATCGAGCGGCTGATCGATCGCGTCTACACCGAGGGGGGATACGTCCGGTGACGAACTCACACGAGCAGATCTACGCGGCCCTGTTCGCCCGGCTCTCGGGCGCGCTGACCGCGGCCGTGACGTCGGGGCGCCGGGTGAGGAGCTGGGAGGAGGTCGGTCCCGAGGCGCAGCCGGCGTTCTTCCTCGAGCAACTCGGCGCGACCCTAGAGAACACGCCACCCGGCCCGAGCCGTCAGACGGTCCGTGCCAGCGCCCTGCTCTACGTCCACGCGGACACGCCCGGGGGGCCGATGCCGCTGCTGAACTCGCTGGTGGCGGTCGCGACGGGGAGCCTCATCGAGGCGAGGGGGATCCCGACGACGCTAGACGGGCTGGTGGCATCCGCCCGACCGACCGAGATCGCCTACGGCGGCGGCAACGTCGGTGCCCAGGGGATCGCCTCGATCACCATCGAGTTGAGGACGGCCTGACCCGGAACGGGCCGACACCGCTAGTTAAGCCGCCGGCGGCGGCAAGGAGACGAACGACACATGGCTTCGATCACATACGGCTCGGGGAAGCTGTTCTTCAAGAACCCGACCACCTCCCAGGTCTACCAGGTGATGGAGATGACCGACGTGGAGCTGAGCTACGAGGGCTCCACGAAGGAGTACTACGGCTCGCGGCAGTTCCCGATCCTGAGCGTGACCGGGCAGAAGAAGGTCAGCGGGAAGGCGGGGACCGCCTTCATCGACGGCAGGCTTCTCTCCGTCATCCTGAGCGGCACGACCACGGCCGGCCGGGAGGTCCTGAACGAGATCAGCGTGACCGGCTCCTCGGCGACCGTCTCGCCGACCGGCACGTCCTTCGCCGCGGACTACGGCGTCGTCGACGCCGCCCGGAACCCGATGAGCGTCACGTCCTCGGCGCCCGCTGTCGGCGCGTACGCGGTCAGCACCGGCACCGGCGCGTACACGTTCAACGCCGCGGAGCCCGACCCGAAGGCGATCACGTACTCGTACAACACCGGCTCCGGCTCCACCTTCACGATGAAGAACGCCGTCCAGGGCGTGCAGACCGGGTTCACGCTGTTCCTCCAGCAGCGCGGCGCCGACGGCGAGCTGTTCGGTGTGAAGCTGAACTCGGTCGTCATCCCGGGCCTGTCCTTCGCGTTCAAGGCCGAGGACTTCTCCGTCACGAACCTCGACTTCGTGGCGCAGGTCGACGCCGCGGGCGACCTCGGCAAGGCCTTCACGGAGTGATCGCCATGGCCGACGCCGTGACGATCGGTGGCCGCGAGCTGCGGCCGGCGCCCCTGACGCTCCGGGGGATCCACGCGCTGATGAGGGCGGGCCACGTCTCCAAGCTGCCCAGGTACGCAGAGCTGCCCGACCACGAGCAGCTGACGCTGATGGTCGGCTTCGTGGCGGCCGCGCTCGGCATCGAGGAGCCCTGGCTCTGGGACAACGTCGGCGTCGCGGACTTCGACGCGCTCCGACGGTTGTTCGAGGCGGTGCTGGAGGCGAGCAGGTTGGTCGGGGAGAAGCCCGAACCGGGGGAAGCGGTGAGCCGCTGACCGAGGACGGGTTGGCGGCTCTCGTGGTGATGCTCATGTCCGACCTCCACTTCACGTGGGACCGGGCCTGGGAGCTGACCTGGCCGGACGTCCTCCTCATCGACCGGGGCAACCGGTACCGGAGCAGGGCCGCGGAGCGCGCGCCCAGGGCGGACAAGAGGGGTCACGCCGAGTTCATGAAGTTCATCGGGGGCTGACGACATGGCGAAGCAGATCGGCCTCGGCGTGGTCATCGACTTCGCCGACGCGAAGCGGGGCCTGGAGCAGGTCAGGGGCGGGATGGAGAAGGCCCGCTCCTCGGCGCAGACGTTCGGCAACGCGCTCGGCTCGCTCAGCTCGGAACTGGGCTCGGCGGGTCGCGCGTTCGGTGGCCTCGCCTCGGCGCTGGCCGCCGGGTCGCTCGCCGGAGCGGCCTCCGCGGCCTTCATGACCATCATCGGCTACCTGAAGGACGTCCAGAGGGAGACGGCCGAGACCGCTAAGGCGTTCGACGAGAAGCTGAAGGGGAGCCTCGAGAAGCTGACGGGCTACGTCGACGCGGCCCGCGCCGCGCGGCAGGAGGCCCAGGGGATGGACCCGAAGCTGATCGAGTTCGGGAGGGAGCTGGTCGCGGTCCAGCAGAAGATGCAGGAGCTCAGGAGGGTCGCCCGGGAGAAGCAGGGCGGCAACCTGTTCCCCGAGCAGTTCCGCGAGATGGAGGAGCTCCGGAAGCAGTACGACAGGGTCATCCAGGCCCGGCGGCAGTACGTGCAGGAGACCGCCGCGGGCGCCTCGGCGAAGGCCGCCACGAAGGCCGCGCAGGACGCCAGGCGCGCCGACCAGGACGCCACGAGGGAGGCCGCGCGGCAGGAGGACGAACGCGCCCGTCAGGGCCAGGCGGCCCTCGACGCCCGGGCCCGCGCCTACGAGAGGTCGCAGAGGCAGCGCCTCGACGACGCCAAGAGGCAGGCGCTCGCCGAGGCCGAGGCGATGACCGGCTACGAGGAGGAGGGCGCCCGGGCCCCGGAGTACCAGGACCTCAAGGCGGGTGACTTCGCCGCCGACCAGCGCCGGTACAACGAGGAGCTGGGCCGGAGCATCGCGCTGAGCCAGCGGTGGGGCTCGACGGTCGGCGACGTGTTCGGCCAGCTCGCGACGGGCCAGATGAACGCCGCCCAGGCGGTCGCCGCGATCGGCCAGCAGATCATCCAGACCGTCACGCAGACGGCGATCGCCTCGGTCACCGCCGATGCGACCCGGGCCGCGGCCGGTGCCGCCGCCTCGCAGGCGGGGATCCCCGTCGTCGGCCCGGCGCTCGCCATCTCGGCCATGGGCGCGATGCTCTCGGCGGTACTGGGCCTCCTCGGCAACATCGGTGCGAGGGCCAAGGGCGGCCCCGTGTTCTCGCGGTCCCCATACCTCGTCGGCGAGCGCGGCCCGGAGCTGTTCGTCCCGGGCATGGCCGGGACCATCGTGCCGAACGGAGGGCTCGCCGCGGCCGGGGCCGGCGCCGGCCAGTCGGTCGTCAACAACTACGTCATCCAGGCCATGGACACGCGTTCGTTCTACGCGGCGCTCAAGAGCAACGACGGCCAGCTGATCCGGGTGCTGAACGAGGCGGCCAAGGACGGGAGGTTCTGATCGATGTCCAACGACGTGTTCCCCGACCTTCCGGGCCTGGACGTCGAGGTCGACCGGACGACCCTCTACCGGACCAGCATCTACGAGACGGCCGGCGGCAAGGAGCAGCGGGCCGCGTGGTGGTCGTCGCCGAGGTACCGGTACCGGCTCCGCTGGAACGTCCTCCGCGCCGACGTGGCCGCCGCGGCGCCGTGGGCCGCGTACAGCGAGGCGGCCGCCGTCCAGAGGTTCTTCGATGTCCACCTCGGCGCCTGGGACTCGTTCCTCATGGTCGACCCGTACTCGGGCGCCCAGGTCCGCGTCCGCTTCGTCGAGGACAGCCTCCGGTTCGCCCGGGAGGTCCCCGGGGTCTGGGCGGCGGAGGCCGAGGTCATCTCGGTGAAGTGACCAGGTCACCCAGGATGACGTCGGAGTGACCCGGATCCCCGGGCCACCAATACCTATGGGGTGCACGCTCCGTCACATCGGAGCCCATCGGAGGAGCCCAGGATGAAGTCGATCGGTGACCAGCTGCAGTCGACGCTCTACGGGGCGGACGTCCACCTCATGGCGGAGCTGTTCACGTTCGAGTTCGGGGAGGTGACGCAGCGCTGGACCTCGGCGGACACGGACGTCGTCTCCGGAACCACCACCTGGTCGTCCTCCGGACCTGGGATCACGAAGGGGAGGTCGAGGACCAGGACCGGCCTCCAGGTGGACACGATCGACATCACCCTCATCCCGGGCGCCGCGACGCTGGCCGGCACGCCGATCCTCCAGGCCGCCCTCCAGGGATCGTTCGATGACGTCCGGGTCCTGGTGCAGCGGGCGTACTTCTCCGGCAGCTGGGGGACGGTGGCCGGGGTGGTCACCGACTTCGACGGCCGGGTGGTGAACGTCGAGCCCGGCTCCACCCGGATCGACCTCACGGTGAAGTCGCTGGTCGCCTCGATGTCCAGGGCGTTCCCGCCGAGGATCGTCCAGGTCCCGTGCCCGTACCTCCTCGGCGACGGCCCGTGCGGGGCGGACCTGGCCCCGCACACGTTCGGCCGGGTGGCATCCTCGGGCTCGACCACGACCGTGGTCAACGTCGGCGCGTCCACCTTCACGACGGACGACCTCAGGATCGGGACGCTCTCGGTCACCACGGGGCCGATGAGCGGCAGCGTGCGGACGATCGTGTCCAACTCCCAGGCCGCCACCGGGATCACGGCGGTGGAGGTCACCCCGGCGCTGCCACAGGTCCCAGCCTCGGGGACCGGGGTGGTCCTGCGCCGTGGCTGCGACCACACGCTGCTCCGGTGCAGCGGAACGTTCTCGAACATCGCTCGGTTCGGAGGGTTCCCGTTCGCCCCGAGCACAGACGCAGGAAGCTGACAGATGGCGACCAGGATCGATCAGGACAGGCCGGCGGCAGGAAGCGAGGACCAGCACCCGCCGTACATCCCACCCAAGCCGGCGCTGCCCCCGCAGACCAGGCTCGGCGAGCCGCTGGCCAAGGTGTACGGCAACGCCCGGGTCACGGCCCGGGCCGTCCACACCTCGGGGAGGACGGCGGCGTACCTGACGGCGTCAGGCCAAGTCCCGACGCTCTACAGCGGCAACTACCGGGGCCAGACGCTCGCGATGGTCTGGGCGATCTGTGAGGCGCCGGTCGCGGGAATCGTCAACGCCTACCGCGACGGGGACCTCGTCCAGCTCTTCCACCTGGTCGGCCAGGGAGGCTGGTACGAGGTCATCACCGGCAGCGCCGCCCCGACGTGCAGCTTCGTGACCTACGGCTCCGGTCCCGGCCCGACCTTCGCCGGCACCGCCCAGTTCCGGTCCAACATGTTCGGCACTCCGGAGGGCAAGGTCCCGCGGATCGAGTTCGGCGTCATCGGCATGCTCAGCCATCCGGCCGACGTGCTGGTGGACCTGGTCGCCTCCGGATCAGGCATCCCTGCCTCGGCGGTCGAGACCGGATCCTACCGGGCCTACTGCGATGCCATGGGCTTCACGCACGTGGACCGGGGAATCGACGACGCCACGAACGTCGCCGACCTCATCGACGAGCTGATGCGCGACACCGACAGCACGATCGTCTGGTCGAACGGTGGTCTGCGGGTCATCCCCAACGGCACGTTCGCCACGGGGTCGTACACGCCGCCGACCGCCTCCGTCACCCTCGACGCCGACGAGCTGCTTCGGACGGAGGGCGAGGACCCGGTCACCGTCGAGCGGGTCCCCGAGGACGAGGTCTTCAACGAGTTCCCGATCAGCATCCAGAACAACGACGCCAACGGCTCGACCGACACCTACTCGCTGCCCGACGCCGGGCACCAGGCCGCCCACGGCCAGCGCCGCGCGCCGACCATCACCAGCGCCTGGATCAAGAACCCGAGGCAGGTGATGACGCTCAGCGGCCTCATGGCCCAGCGGTCGATCACGCGCCGCAACCGGTACAGGTTCCGCGTCGGTCCCCGCTGGTCCGCCCTGGAGCCCGGCGACCTCCTCGGCCTGACCGAGCCGATGCTCGGCCTCAACGATCGGACGGTCCGCATCACCTCCATCGAGGAGGAGGACGACGGCGGCCTCCGGATCGAGGCGATCGAGTGGCCGCACGTGGCCTCGGTGGACGTCACCCCCCAGGCCCACGACGGCTACGACGACGGCCTCGTCAGGCTGTACGCCCCGCTGGTCGTTGAGAACGTGTCCGTGACCGCCAGCGACGCGCTGAGCACCGGGACCATCGCCCTCGGCTCCGCCTCCGCTGCCCAGGCCACGGCCAGCCAGGCGTTCACGACGGCGTCTGCCGCCTTCACGACGGCCTCATGGGCCCTCGGCACCGGCACCGTCGCGCTGAACAGCGCCACGGTCGCGTTCAACACCGCCTCCATCGCGCTGACCTCGGCATCGCGGGCGCAGGCCACCGCCTCCAACGCCCTCGCCATGGGATCGGCAGCGCTGACCACCGCGTCCCTCGCGTTCACCACCGCCTCATGGGCCCTGAGCACGGGCACGGTCGCCCTTGGCAGCGCGTCGCAGGCCCAGGCGACTGCGAGCCAGGCGTTCAGCTCCGCCTCCGCGGCGTTGTCCGGACTCGCCGGGAAGGTCAGCACCGACCTCGGCAACCTGCCGCCGGGCACGATCACGGGCATCCACGTTGGCTCGGGGACCCTGAGCGGGACGCACATCGCGGCGGCGACGATCCAGGGGGCCCACATCTCGGGCTCGACCATCACGGGTGGGAACATCGTCGCCGGCACGATCAGTGGCACGCACGTCGCCTTCAGCACGCTGACCGGTCAGCACATCCAGGCGGCCAGCATCAGCGGCAGCGACATCGCGGCGGGCACCATCTCCGGCACCAACATTGCCGCCGGGACGATCCTGGGTACCCACATCTCCGGCTCGACCATCACGGGCGGACACATCCAGGCCGGCACGATCTCGGGCACGCACATCGCCGCCGCGACCATCAGCGGCACGGACATCGCCGCCGCCACGATCTCCGGCAGCCACGTCGCCTTCGGCACGCTCACGGGCGATCACGTTAGGGCGGGGACGATCTCAGGGACCGAGATCGCCGCCGGCACGCTCACCGCGAGCCACCTCGCCGCGAACATCATCAGGACGAGCAACTACCTCGAGGCCACGGGAACGCTCTACCCGGCCGGAACGACCGGGCCCTACGCGAAGTCCGGGTCGATGATGTTCAACAACTCCAGCACCCCGATGCGCATCGCCGCCGGCGGTGCGTACGTCGGTCAGTGGCTGCTGGACGAGGTGGCGGTTCGGTCCGTCAACGCGGTCGACTTCGACCTGGCCAAGAGCGCCTCGTTCTACCGCGGGGAGAGCCGGGCGGCCCCCGTCATCTACGACGCGACCAACGGGGATCGGCTCACCGTCTATCAGCGGGGCGGGCTCTGGGACGGGACGGTCCTCCACAACCAGGCCACCTGGGACTTCGTGCTCCAGCCGAAGTCGGCCTCGGACGGCTTCGACGGCCTCCGCTACCTGGAGGTCACGGTCTACAACAGCGCGCCGAATAACATGGGCACCGTCTACGTCCCCGTCCCGGATCGGAAGTACCAGAACGCCCTGCTGACGTCGGCCGACAACTCGATCAAGGTCACGTACACGTTCCACAAGCACACCGACGGTAACCAGTACGTCTACAGCGCGGCCCCCAACAACTGGAACGGCTACCTCCGGGTCAAGCTGCACAACGTCTACGGCTACTCACCGACCCGTGACTTCCAGTCAACGAACACGGCCGGCGGGGCGCTGACGGCCGGTGCCTACGCGCTCGGCGGTTCGACCGGCTCGGGCGGCGGTGGAGACACGTCACCGGACCCGATCGGCTGTCCGGTCCCGGAGACCCCGGTCCAACTCTGGGACAAGAGCTGGAAGCTCGCCCGTGATGTTCAGGTCGGTGACCTACTCTGGTCGTTCTCCGAGGAACGGCAGGAGTACGGCTGCTTCCCGGTCGTCTATGTCGGCCGCGGCGAGCTGGACCTGTATCGCCTTACCACCGAGGACGGGCGCTCGCTCCGGGTCTCGGTGGGCCACCGGTTCATGACGCCCTCGGGCTGGGCGCTGGTCCAGGACATGAGGCCAGGGGCCGAGATCCTCGGTCAACCGGGCGGCGTGGTCGCGAGCGTGGCGCCGGACGGCCGCGGCGAGACCTGCCGCCTCACGGTCCGGGATGCCCACACGTATCTGACCGACGGGCTGCTCAGCCACAACGCGACGAAGCTGTGATGGAGGAACGGAAGATGGGAACGATCTACCGGGTCAGCTGGATGGCCCGCCAGGAGGACCAGGTGCAGCTCCAGGTCGACGTCGTCGACGACACGACCTCGGAGGTGATCGTCCGGGACTGGATCTTCGTCCCGGTCACGGCAACCCAGGCCGACGCCGCCGCCGCGGTGTCCGCCGCGGCCCAGCGGGCCTACCAGCTCGACCAGGAGCGGCGGAGCGCCGAGGCCCTGTTCATGGGCCTGTCCGGCAGCATCGGGTGAGGGGCGCGTGATGTCCGAGGACTCCCTCATCCGGTTCGTCACCGAGAACCCGGCCCTCAGCGCCGCCCTCGGCGCGGTCGGCCTCCACCTGTACCGGATCCGGCGGCAGCTGCTCGCCGATCGGCGGGAGGACACCCAGGCCCGGCGTGAGCAGCTGCACGAGGACCTGAAGCTCTTCTTCGGCAACGGGGGAGGGGAGCTCATCCGCCGGATCGTCCGCGACGAGAACGCCAAGCAGACCGAGGGGCAGGCGGAGGCGGTCCGCGTCGCCATCCAGCAGCACGAGGAGCGGACCGACCTCAGGATCATGCGGTCGGTGGAGGAGCTCCGGCTCCAGGTGAACGACCTCGAGGACCGGATCGACGGCCTGGACCGGCCCCGGGTGGCCCGTCCGAGGTGA